GCAGTTGGAGCATCATCTTGTACAAAAGTTTGGTTCTTCGCGTCTACTTTAGAAGTTAGAGCAGTAACAGAGGAGGTACTTGCTTTAGTTGCTATGTCATCATCATTAGATGTTATCTGTGTTTGTAATCCACTAATAGCATTAGCTACTCCATTCGTACCACCAAAACCATTTAACGCACTGTTTAAAGATGTAATAGAACTAGTTTGGTTAGTTATAGTACCTTCAGCAGATGTAAGTCTAGTGTTCAAACCGCTGACTGCAGTAGCTACAGTAGAGGTTCCAGAGTAACCAGACAAAGTACTTTCTAGTTCTGTAATATCTCCTGTGTGAGCAGTTATTGTTCCTTCTGCAGATGTTACCCTAGTTGTTAAAGCACCTATAGCAGAAGCATTTCCGCTTATATTATTATTAGCATTAGTTATAGAAGAATTTAAAGATGTAATATTTATTGAAGTTGATATATCTCCATTGTCACTAACACCCGCAACTAGTAATAAATCAGATGCGTTTTGAGATATGGCATTACCATTAGCGGTAATCTGCGTTTGTAGAGTTGTATCAGAGGAACTAGTAGACCCGGCCGTACTTGCTGCCCAGGTACTACCGGTGTACACGAATATCTCATTACCGTTGTCGGTGTCCATCCATATATCACCAGCTTGCAAGCTACTGCTGTCATCTCTACTTGTAGGTGCAGAGGTTGACCTTATAACCCTAGGTGTACTTGTTGATAAACTATTAACTGAAGCTTGGGCGGCGGCAGCTGCAGAGTTTACAGTAGCTATAGTAGTCTGTAAGTTAGCAGTAGTAGAACCTAAAGTAATAGGTATAGTTGTGTTTAATGTAGAGAAACCAGGTAGAGCACTTAACTCTTCTGAAAGAGCTTGCATTACTGCCCCAACATCAACTGCAGTAGTAGCAGCTACGCCTTCAGTAGCATTGTAAGGGCTTACTACGTCTGCAATACTTACAAACCTAACCCAATAATAATAAGTAGCTCCATAACCTACTTCATCAGCATATACAAAAGCATTAGTAGTAGATATAAGAGTAGCGCCGCCAAGAGCATTTGCTTGCGATCTCCATATTTCTGTGTATGCGTGGTTCCCGTAACTAGCTTTGTCCCAAGTTAAAAGTATGCCAGTAAAAGCACCACTTGCTTCTAGGTTAGTAGGTGCGGGTGGGGTGGTAAGATCTCCAGGCCCACCGTCATCTGGAGGAGATATGCCATTTTCTACACCAACAGCCTTGTTTCTTACCTTTACGATACCAGAATCAGATAATTCTCTAAGAGTTACAGCTCTATCTAAAGGATCACCACGTCTGCCTAATCTAACTTCTAATGCTTCTTTAATAGCATCGAGTGCTATCTTTAGTTCTCTGTCAGTTTTCGGAGGTATATTTTTTAAGCCTGGAAGTTTTGTAGTCATTACACTTCCTTAAGCTCTACGATTGACTCTCCTAAACAAACCTCGTTTACAATTTTCGCAGTCTCTATCTCAAAAGCAAAAGTTTTATGTACGCTTGCGGGCAACCGCACTGTAGGTTCGGGTATAGCTGTAGCACTAAAACTAGGAGTGGTACCCGTAATACTAAAAATACTACCGCTTGTAGATATAGTAGCGTTGTATATTACCGAGCCATCTCCGTACACTTTTAATGTTACCGGGTATGCTTCTGCATCTACTTTTGCAAACCCCATACTAGTAGGCCTTGCCATTGGAAAGTCTTTACTCTTCCAATTGTACGTAAGGTTAGTAGAACTACCTTGAAACTTTTTAATTTTATTTCCTATTATTAAATACAGCTCGTTATCGTCAGGGTCAGTAAAACCGCCGCGTATTAACGCACCTGCATCTAGATCTACAAGTGCGTTTGTTCCCTGTCGGGGGTCAAATATAAATCCACCAAAACCGGAGCCAGTGTTGTAAAACCCTACATACCTTCCTTGCCAGTAAAAACCTGTGATAGTAGAAGGGTAGTAGTTAGCTTGCCACTGTTCTGCAGTTATTATCGGCTCTGTTATATTTTGAGCTTGGGCACCAGAAACTGCAATAAGACCGTCTGGCCCTGCATATATCACTGTTTCGCCCATATCCACCATAGATCTTTTACTTAAACACGCTTCTGCTGTTTCTATTTTTATAGCAATCATGGCTGAAGGGTCGCTACCCGTTACTAAGTAAGGAGTGCTTTCTGTTCCTACAATAAGGCCGTTAGAGGTGGCTTTTATACCTACTATTTTTTCTTCTATACCTAGCCTATAAGCAGCAGGCCAAGCGTGTGGTTGGTAAGCTTCACTAAAACATATTCTATTGCCCGTAAAACCAGCAAAAGTACCGTTACCTAAAGCTAGCAACCCTTTCATAGGCCCGTCTGGGTATAGAGCGCTGTCATCTGGTGGCGCAATCCAAGTGCTAGAAGGTATAACTTCAGCTAGTTCAGTGTTTTTTGATACATCTGTATAGGTCGTAGCAGACAATGCCAGCTCTGCTACAAATTGAAATTGCGTAGAATTAGAACCAGTGTTAGATCTGTATATTCTTTTCTTTGATAAGTTGGTATTACTAATACTTGTAGAAGTCTCTAGCGCAGATAGAGCTACGGTCATATTATCATCCGTGGTTATAACTGTAGAGGCGGGTGAAGGAGGTCCTTCTTCTCCGTACGCAGATACAAAAGTGTATACGTAGGAAGTTTCGTAATCTAACTCTGCGTCTGAATTACCACCAAGTGCTACACCGTTTGCTACAGAGGCACTGTTACCCGTACCCGTTGCAGCAGCAGATAATTCTACTGTTAAAGTAGAAACACTAGGCACTGTCTTTATTTTATAATTACCGTTTATATCTGCAGCAGCTACTCCCTGCGTTGTAGAAAAACCTGTAAGTGTTATGTATTCACCTACAGAAGCACTATGTGCAGTGGCTGTGCCACTTGTAGAAGTAGTTATTGTTATAGTAGAACTTTCATTTACAAATGCGATAACTCCATCAAACTGTGTTTGTCCTACTGGGGCTACCGTAGGAGCGGCTGTAGGAGCGGGAATACCTAATCTGTAAGCAGAATTAGGATATACAGAACCGCCAATTATGTCAGAAGACCTACCCATTTTAGGAAAAGTTTGACCCGACCAATATAGCGTGTCATTGGTATCTCCTGGTATAGCACTACGCACGACATTTACATCTTCATCGAATTGTAGCCAACGTTCTGGATCATCTGTGTACTTAAAAACAGATTGCCTAGAAGAATTAGAAAGAGTAAGAGTATCAGAGTTATCTCTTATAGGTACTAAACGCCCACTTTCAAGATTTACGTCAGTAGCTGTTGTAGCTAACTCATCTTTTAATAGACGGGGAGAAGCTTTAGGGGCAAGCCCTCCGAATGTGTTAAGTTTAATATAGGCCATTTTTTCATTATACAGTATTCAGAACTGATTCTTGCAGTTCTCGACTCCTTCTTCCTACTTGGTTAAACCATCTGCTGTCTTCCATTTCAGCTGCCATTTGTTTCCAATCGTGTGCTCTACATGCTTTTAGCATGTTACGGAACTTAGAAAGTCTAGTCCCTCCTAAATTAAAGCACATATTAACTATAACATGTTGTATATTTTCGGGTAAATTATAAAAATCTTCTTCTGTACCAAACACGTGTATAGCCTCATCTACGTGCTTAGCAAAATCATCTTCATAATACAGATCAACAACTTCTTGTGATACTTTAGTACCCACTTCCCAATCGTATTCAGGATCATTGGGTTGACATAGGTGCCCAACACCTAGTGTTTTGTAGCCTAAACTATCTTTATATATCTCTAAGACTTCACCCTCGTGTCTTTTAATCTCTTCTTTTAGTTGTTCTACATTCATGGTGTTATTATCCTGTCGTCTACTGATTTAATCTTATCTTCTTTTAAAAAGACTTGCAGTTCCGTTACAGTTGTTTTTTGTGCTGCTTCTACTTTTCGTAAGTTAAAATCAGCGTCTTGCCATTCGCTTTGTAACCTAACTAACATGTTAAATTGCTGAGCTACTCGGTCAGTCATCTGGGTTATATCGTATTGTTTACCATCAAAGTTGATTAACTGTGGTAATTTGCTTTCGGCTTTAGCCATAGGTACCTCCTTATAAAAAGCTAGAACCAATGATAAGGACATACACGCCTATAATCATTGTTGTGAACTTAGTGTCCATACGGTCAAACTTAGCATCTCCTTTGTCTAAGCGTTTCTCTATAGCAGTGTATCGAATATTACACTCTCTTTCGTGTGATTCAATTTTTGCCAATGTTTCTTTCACCGTAGCCATGTTGAAATTATATACTAAGTCTAGATAAACTCAATTGAATGAGTTCCGTTTCCAACAAAACTAATGGCGCTGCTGTAAACGCCTGCAAATCCATGGGAAGCAGTCCATATTCTAGAAGTACCACTAACACTAGAAGTCCATCCAATGAGCGATGTCCCGTCAGACTGGTTATAATCTCCAGTAAAACCACCCCCACTTGGTAGAAGATTTCTTACTCTTATAGTACTCCAAGAATTTGCTGCCGGTGCGCTAGCTTGATACCCAACACCTCTTACTACAACAAACAATTGACCTCCTAAACTAAGGGCCTCTTGACCAATACCTTCAAGATAATAGGAAAAAGTAGAAGGGCTACCAAAGTTACCAACTCCTCGAAGGTCGGGTGTTCCTGACTGTGCGCCCAATTTCATATAACCCTGAGATGTAGAAGAGCCATCGAGTCTTACAACAGATGCCCCATGCGCAGTAAAAGCACCTGTTAGGGTTCTAGTAGCTGCGCCTTTAGTAGATCCGCTAGTATAACTACTTGAACCGCCTACAACTCCTCCTGTATCATGTAAATCATCAAATCGTAAAGTTTGATTACCCCCATTAATACCAAGAGTATTGTTAGAGCCATTTGCCTGGGGAGGCATATGCCTGTAGTCAGTAAAAGATATATTAGAATTAGATTTAGCAGACACACCTTGGTTAGGTGTACGATAGACACTAGCTAATTCTGCCATATCTACATTTGTATCTTTAAACCAAGACATTAATAATATTCCATTTTATATTTTTCAAAAGTACAACTGTAATTATTTTTTACGTTCTCCCAAGTTTCACCTTCGGGAACGTTATAACTTTGAGTAACTTCTCCTAAGTTTACCATGCTCCCCCAATTTTTTACATTTGACTCTTCTATATTACGAAAGTAGTTTATCCAAGACGTTAAGCTATCGTGTATAGGAGAACCTATATCTACGTAGGTGTACGCTACTGTAGCACCTAAAGACTTTTCTACTTCTCCTAAAACATTATGATACTCAGACACAAATAAAAAGTTTCTCGTACCATCTGCATCTGGCCTCATTAGGAAGTTACACAAATGGTATTCTCCGCCGTCATTAATAAACCCGATAAATAAACCTACAAGGTGATTGTTAACATAAGTACCTATAAGTACCCCGCCTGGTTGTAATAAATTTCCTAGGCAAACGTTGTACCAAAAATCTGTTTTTATATCTTCTGAAGCAGAAGCTATTTCTTCTGGAGTGTAGTCTACTCCAGGATAAGCATAAGTACCTCTATTTATATACCCACTAGACTGTATATATAAATCTTTTAAAACACCTTCGTAGTAAAGAGTTGTTATGTCTTCTTCTGTAAGTGATGCGGCTTTGTACATTCCTACAGTATATCGCCTTTGTACCTTTGTGACCATATAGTAAGACTGTACTTAGTGCCTTCAATAAGTTCTACACATTCGTGTGGGTGTGTTACTTGTCCTGGGAATAAAAGCAGTTTACCTACAGGTATATCAGCATTGCTTATGCCTTGTCTAGGAAAAAATAACTCGCCACCTTTATAGTTTTTATTTAATTTTACTGAGCCAGTTACGTGCGAAGAGTCATGGTGTAATGCTAATTTAGTTTGTGAATTTGTAGAATACTTCAACATAAACGCATCTCTTACACCCTCTACAACCATAGGATTCCAATAAGGTTCTATTATAGGTTTGACATGTTTTTGCCAATGTTCTTCTAATTCTTGGTATAGGTTAAGTTCTTTTAGCCTTATCTCTTGTGCAGGGTAAGTATCGTTAGGCAAGCTTTTCCACTCTGCATTTTGCTCTGCTAGTTCTATAAGTCTTTGGCATTGATGTTCTGACATAAAATCTATCAGTATCATGTCTTTATCTATGACTTCATAGTCATGGGTAGGGGTATGAAACAAGTTGTACTGCGGGTACATTTCTTTATAGATACGTTCAAAGTTATCTTTTGCAGAGTCATCTCCATTGCCGTGGTATATACAAGGACAACACGTTGTCTCTTGGTTATGTAATTGTTTACCTAGCATAGTTATATTAGGCTCGTGACACTGAAATATATAAGCTTCTACGTCTAAGCCTATGTCATAAATGCCTTCTAAATATGCTTGTTGATAAAACAACTGATCGTCTTGGCGATCTGTTATAGAACCGTGGGTTAGTATTTTTTTTATTTCTCCTACTTCACCAATAAACGTACCAGAGTTAAGATATCTATACCTAGTATGCACGGAAGGAAACTGATTACCTAAACTAGGATCGGGCCAACACACTTCTTCTGCAGAAAAAAGTACCTTATGTCCCATATCTAAATATCTTTCTTTGATTGTTTCTAATGAATCAGAATAAAAAACATCGTACGCATCTGTAAAGAGTAAAATATCCGTGTCCGGCAAATGTTGTATATGTTGTTTTAGTATATTTACTTTTTGACCACCACCTGGCCCTGTCATATCTGAGCCTCTCCAGTCAACACCTGCACCCCAGTTATCTATTTTTACACTGTGCTTATCTGCAGAATCATATAGTTTTTTCATTTTGGTCACGTCTGTACCAATTGTTATTGCATGTATAGTCATATCTCTCCTATCATTACGTATGTCAGAAGGTAGTATATCAGTGCGGGCTTGGTTACAAGCATCTTCTTGTAAAGCCAACGCCATAAGACTGCCTTCCCTAATTTGTTCTGGTATGTACTCATCTACGGGTATTATACCTTCTTGCATTATATTAGTACCCAAAAGCTTTTTTGCTCCTTTTGGTGCTATAACGTAAGCTGTAGTGTTGTAAGGGTACCAAGGTCTTTCTAACCTATCCCCCATTTTTATAGTATTTTGAGGTTCGTTTTCATTACGTTGTAGGTATAACAAATCCCAATAGTCTATTGTATGGTCATAAAACTCTTCATCCCACTTATCTATATTTATAATTGCATCATCCTCTATTACATATATAGGCTCATCTAACTCTACGCACTTTTGCCACATGTTTCTATGTGATAAAAAACACGCTACTTCTGTAGGTACAATACCTCTTTTTTGAAAAGGGTCTATCCACCCAGGCCTTGTTTTGTACATAGATAAATCTTTATAGCCGTCTACTGCTTCTACAAACGTGTAGTTTTTTAACGTTGGGTTTTTCTCTATAAAATGTTGTTTACGTTCAGGCCTACTTTTTAGATTAATTACAAACTTCTTCATTAGTTAAATTCCTTTGCTACTTCTACATCATAGTTCCAGGAGTTTATATTCATAGATACTCTTTCTCCACTTTGAATAGGTGTTACTTTGTGTTCTAGACCAGGACCAAACATGACAAGTCTATTTGTCACTGGTGTTATACGCATGTTATTTTTAAATATAAGTTCGCCACCTACTAAATCTTTTACATGGGGGTAAAAAACTATAGAACATATAGGAAAATGGCTTTGTCCTGTTTTAAAAAAAGTTTGTTCATCTCTGTCTTGGTGCCAATCTGGCATACCATTCCTATGAAACCAAATGTCATACCCTACTTGATTATCAAAGTTAAAGTAATTAGCTGCTGTATTTATAAGTCGCCTAGCAACTACGCCGTTATCGTGTTCTTCTTCTTTCTTAAAATAAGTGTGATTGTTTTCGTTGTTTATAGTCTCTAAGGTCGTAGGGTAAAAGACTTTATCTACTATTATAATCATCTAAACTTCGGTCCTTCTATCCAGGCTACTAAAGATTTACGCACGCCACTAGTTACAGGCATAACCGTGTGTCGTATTGGAGAAGGAAAACAAAATACTGTACCGCGTTGTGCTAAAGCCTTGGGGTCGGGTTGTTCATACATAGGGTCTAAAAGAAATTGTCCTCCTTCATATTCTGTAGGGTCGCTAAGCTGTATTGTTACACTAATCTTTCTATCAAAAGAAGTATTACCTGCCCAAAAAGTATCATGGTGCCAGTCATAGTAGCCTTGGTCTGTACCATTATATATAGTGTATTGGATATCTTCTAAATAAGAAATGTCAAAACCAAAAGCTTGTCTATTAGCTCTAGTAGCAAACCCATATATGAGTTGATTTATCCACTCTATCTGTCCTGCCCACCTTACTTCAGATCTTCGTACGCTTGTGTTTACATCTCCACCATCGCCTACATTAGCTTTCATAGGCTGTAGCTTTTCACATTCTTCTATTATTTTGTTGCAAGTAGTAGGCTGTATGCCTCTTTCCCACATTTGCCAAATCGAATTCATAACACCTCCTGTGTTTACTTCTTGTCAGCTAACTCCTTTATTGCCTCAATGATTAGCGGTATAAGTTTATCATACCATATTGTTAAATATTGATCGTCAATTGGAGCTTCTGTTATAACTTCTGGTAGTATCTTTTTCACTTCTTGTGCACTTAGACCTACTTGACGTCTATCATTGTCATAACCTAGCTCTTTAGCTAGTTCGTTATCTTTATAGTAATAACCACTTAATGCTAAGACTTTTTCTAACGCATTATCTATTTTACCTTCAAAATCTTTTAATCTTTCATCTGAGTAGTAAGCAGTAATGTTATTCGTAGCTCTTATTTCACCACTAGTTCCAGATGCTCCTGTACCCACACCTATTGAATTTAACTGTGTGTTTGAACTTGAACTTATACCTGCGCCTGTTGGTCCTGTAGGTCCAGTTGCGCCTGTAGGTCCTGTACTACCTGTAGGTCCTGTGCCACCATTAGATCCGTTTGAACCTGCAGCTCCTTTCTGTCCTTTAGATCCAGTTCCACCTGTCGGTCCAGTACTACCATTAGACCCGTTTGAACCTGCTGCACCTTTTTGTCCTTTAGCTCCGCCGCCACCAGTAGCACCAGTTGCACCTTTAGCTCCGCCTGGCCCTGTTGGGCCCGTTGGTCCAGTACCGCCACCTGCTCCAGTTGCACCTTTTGCACCTGTAGGTCCTGTGCCACCACCTGCGCCAGTTGCGCCTTTGGCTCCGCCTGGCCCTGTTGGGCCTGTGCCACCTGTTGAACCTGTAGCTCCTTTAGGTCCAGTTGGTCCGGTTGATCCATTAGAACCATTAGAACCTGCTGCTCCTTTCTGTCCTTTAGCACCTGCACTACCTGTTGATCCGCCTGCGCCGGTAGCTCCTTTTGCACCTGTTGGTCCTGTACCACCTGTAGGTCCGGTTCCTCCTGTTGGTCCTGTTGATCCAGTAGCACCTTTTGCACCACCTGGTCCTGTTGGCCCTGTGCCACCTGTAGGCCCTGTACCACCTGTTTGTCCTTTTTGTCCTTTAGCTCCGCCTGGTCCTGTAGGTCCAGTTCCACCCGTAGGTCCGCCTGCACCAGTTGCTCCTTTAGCTCCTCCTGGTCCTGTTGGCCCTGTACCACCCGTAGGTCCGGTTCCTCCAGTCGCTCCTTTAGCTCCGCCTGGTCCTGTAGGTCCTGTACCACCTGTTGGGCCAGTTCCTCCAGTTGCTCCTTTTTGTCCTTTTTGCCCTTTTGCACCTGTAGGTCCAGTTCCGCCTGTAGGTCCTGTACCACCAGTACTACCTGTAGGCCCGCCTGCTCCAGTAGCTCCTTTAGCTCCTCCTGGACCTGTTGGTCCGCCTGCTCCAGTAGCTCCTTTAGCACCTTGTGGACCTGTTGGTCCAGTTCCGCCTGTAGGTCCTGTACCACCTGTTGGGCCAGTTCCTCCAGTTGCTCCTTTTTGTCCTTTTTGTCCTTTTGCACCTGCGCTACCGTTTGAACCTGCTGACCCAGTAGCACCTGTAGCACCCTTAGCTCCATTACTACCGTTTGAACCTGCTGGTCCTGTTGGTCCGGTTGGTCCGGTTGCTCCACCTGCTCCAGTAGCACCTTTAGCCCCGTTACTACCGTTTGAACCTGCTGGTCCTGTAGAACCTGTAGGTCCTGTTCCACCTGTAGCTCCTACTTCTCCTTTTTGTCCTTTAGCTCCACCTGGGCCTGTTGGGCCTGTACCACCTGTAGCACCTTTAGCACCTGCTGAACCTGTTGATCCGCCTGCTCCAGTTGCTCCTTTTGCACCTGCTGAACCTGTAGAACCGCCTGCACCGGTAGCCCCTTTTGGTCCAGTTGGGCCTGTACCACCTTGAGAACCAACTTCGCCTTTGGCGCCAGTAGGTCCGGTCGGGCCTGTAGGACCTGTTCCACCTGTTGGACCGGTTCCCCCAGTTGCTCCTTTAGCACCTGCTGAACCTGTTGATCCGCCTGCACCTGTTGCACCTTTGTCGCCTTGTGGGCCGGTTGGGCCTGTAGGACCTGTTCCACCAGTTGAACCCGTTGCACCTTTGGCTCCTTGTGAACCAGTATTACCTGTAGGGCCTTGAATAGATCCACCACTTACCCATGCTGAACCATCCCAAATATGTAAACTATCATCTGCTTGTACTATATAAGCGTCACCTTTAGTGTTGCCTGAAGAAGGAAGATTGCTTGTTTGAGCAACTTGTCCTTCCATAGTAATACCAGTACCTGTACTACCTGTAGGTCCGCCTGCACCTGTTGCCCCTTTAGATCCTTGTGGACCGGTTGGTCCTGTACCACCTGTAGCTCCTACTTCTCCTTTTTGACCTTTGGCTCCTGCAGAACCTGTTGAACCACCTGCCCCAGTCGCTCCTTTATCACCTTGTGGGCCTGTTGAACCACCTGCTCCAGTTGCACCTTTATCACCTTGTGAGCCTGTTGACCCGCCTGCGCCTGTTGCGCCTTTATCACCTTGTGGGCCTGTAGGTCCAGTTCCGCCTGTAGCACCTTTTGCCCCAGCGGCTCCGTCATCTCCATCACTACCACCTGGACCAGTAGGGCCTGTAGCCCCTATTTCACCTTTTTGTCCTTTTGCGCCCGTTGGACCTGTAGGACCTGTACCACCCGTGGCACCTTTAGCTCCGTCTGATCCATCACCACCTGCTGGGCCTGTAGGTCCAGTTCCGCCTGTAGCTCCTTTTGCTCCAGCAGCTCCGTCATTTCCATCTCCACCCGCTGGGCCTGTTGGGCCTGTAGCTCCTATTTCGCCTTTTTGTCCTTTTGCGCCCGTTGGACCTGTAGGTCCAGTTCCGCCTGTAGGGCCTTGTGCGCCTGTAGCACCTTTTGCTCCATCTGCGCCATCCCCACCTGCTGCACCGGTTGCACCTTTTGCTCCTTGTGAACCTGTTGGACCTGTTGATCCGGTTGGACCTGTTCCGCCTGTAGGGCCTTGAGCACCTGTGGCACCTTTATCCCCATTACTACCATTTGAACCAGCTGCGCCGGTTGCACCTTTAGCTCCACCAACACCTACTTCACCTTTTGCACCTGTAGGTCCTGTCGAGCCTGTTGGGCCATCTGGTCCTTCTGCACCTTGGGCACCAGTCGCTCCTTTTGTTCCTTGTGGGCCTGTTGGACCCGTTCCGCCTGTAGGACCCGTTCCGCCTGTAGCTCCTTTGGCTCCTTGTGAGCCTGTTGGTCCGGTTGGTCCATCTGGTCCGGTTGGACCTGTTGATCCAGTTACACCTTTTGCTCCTTGAGGGCCATTCGGTCCAGTTGGTCCATCTGATCCAGTAGGACCTGTG